ATCTTGCTTCGAATCAAAAAGTTCAATAATTCGATACGTTTCAGTTTCAGATTCAACTTGAAGAAGATCGTCAAAAGCAATATCTTCAGCCGTTTTTTTACGAACTTCCAACTGCATAATATTATGCAAAAGGCGACGACCATCTTGGGTTTTTACTTCACCGCCGATTTCTTTTTTCGCTGCCCAAATGGTTTTTACAACTTCACTTTCAGTTGTTGTACCACCGTAGCCATCCGAAGTTTCGGTGAAGCGCTTTACAGTAATTCTTGTATTTAGTTTTCCGGCATCCATTAAATGAACATTGACTTATAGCTTGACAATATGCTTTTTACGCTTGTTGGGATTTCATTTGATGCACCACCAACAACGCTTGCAAAATCTGCACGGTTATCGTAGTAGGTCGAAACAAGCTGAAGAATCGCTTGCTTTAAAAGACCATCTGATAAACCAGTTGTTACATAACTAACTTTCACTTGTTCCGCCGATCCACCATCTAGTTCAATCGTTTCGTTGTCTAAACCAAGAACGGTGTATTCCGCCGTTTCGCCCTGAATTGTAACTGAACTAATTGATGAAACCGGCGCAAATGGAATATCAAATACGCCGTTTGTTGAATCAATGTAATACGTTCGGTTCTTAGCTACAATATCCCGCGAAATGTAGTTTTCGCACCAAATACGCGCTTGTTCGATCATTCTACCAATAATGGTATCGTCGGCGCTTGTATCAATACGAACGTAATCTTTTACATCTTGTGTGGTTACGATTTCACTTCCAGTAACCGAATTAATCTTGATCTGTCGCATCTTTTGTTTCGTTTTCGATCTTTAATTCCTTTGTTTCAATTTCAGCTTTTTCTTCTTTTTCAGCCTTATTTGCAACTTCCGATCCCCAACCCATTCGAAGCCATTTGTCGGCGTGTTGCGCAGGAACTTCAACCGTAGCGCCAATTTTTACACCTAGATCATTCGCTACTTTTTCGTTTTTAACCTTGAATTTCATATCGTGTTGATTTTGATCAAAGATAAAAAAAATGCGCCACAAGGATTTGCAGCGCATTTTACCATTAACCAAACAACTAATCTATTATGAAGAAGAATAATTGAACGTAAAGTTATTAAAATAAATTGAATTTTTCCCGTGCATCGATAAACGGATTGCTTTCATTGATCCGGTGTTTGGAAAAATAAAGAAGCCGCCGAAGTGTTCGGAATAAACGGCGAAGAAATCCACCATATCCATTGTGTAGGTTTGGGTATTCTTTTCAAGGAGTGCTTGAACCGTTTTGCGGTGTTCTAACGGCTTTTTAGCGGTGTATTTGATTTGTACCTTGTAAATAGCTTCGTGCGTATCTACAATCGCATCGTAAGGGCTTGAATCTAGCAAAGGCATCGATACAATATACCCGCGATTTGTACATTCCGTAGCGAAGCGATATTCAGCCGCGCAACCGGTGTAATTGCAGTTAGGTTTCACATTCTGAAGATAGTAAAAAAAGAAAAAGGGCGCCGAAGCACCCTTTCCCAAACAACTAAACTAAAAATCACATTATGAAAACGCGATGCGGTAATCGTCTTCACAATCCGCCGAACAATAATATCCGGTGGTGTAAAGTCCGCAATTCGGACAACGGGTAAGATATTCCCCGTGGTTGCCAATCGAATTGTAATATTCTTCAAGCGGATCAAATGATTCCGCTTTATTTTTTTTATTAAATGTATTCGCCATTTCTTGATCGTTTAATGATTGATTCAATGGCTTGTTGTTTTGCCTTCCGCCCAAGAATGGAAATGTAAGGAAGGTTGCAGTTATCACCCGTAGCAATAATTTCATTTAGCGTATCGATCAGATCGTCCATAATAGTTTCAGAATTAAAAGAAAAGCCATGAATCCAAAGGTCATTCCCATTGCTAGAATAAAGATCATTTCGACAATGAAACGAACCGTTTTCATCCAGTTACGTTTCATCTTAAAAATACGTTTCCAATTACTAAAAGAACAAATCCGATAAACATAATCAGTAAACCAACGCTTGATCCGTAATCTAGCTTTTCCATTATTTGCTTTTCGCGTTCTTCAAAATTTTTCATAATCCTATAAATACGATGCTTCTTTGCATCCGGTTGAACAATAATCTTCATAGTGCGGTATTTCCTTTTCTCATTCACGAAATCTCATATAAGATCAGCAATACCATCTTCGGTATTAGAATACCCTACAAATTCAGTTTCTAAATGCCCGTTAATATTAACATAAACCTTCGCTACCTTTTCGCCGTTTAGTTCTTCATAATACCAAGT